AATATCAAAAACTGTATTTGGTAATGATAAAACAAGTTCTGTAAATGCAGTAAAAGCATTAATGCAACAAGGGTTATCAAATGAACAAATTATAAGACAATTAAGTGATGCTGGTTTTAATGAAGATTATCAATGAGCATTAAGAAATGGGTTTCAAAATGTTGTTAAGAATTTCCCACAAGGGAGTCAAGTTAATATGGAACAAGAATTTAATAGAAGGATAGAAGAATGAGACGATAATGCTACTCTATCATATTTATTAACAATGGCTAGAGATTCAGTTCCAGCAGAAGCTAAAAATAAGATAAACTGAGTTCAATGAATGGTTAGAAATATAGCAGCTATACAGGATGGTTTTACAAAATTAATGACAGATCCAGAAGCTAAAGAATTATTTAAAACAGGTAAGATTACAGGGACTTCTGAACAAATTGCTCAAGCATTAGGGAATACTACTAACCCAGATTTAGCAACAATATGGTCTGAGATAAATCAAGCCATTATTAATTATAGATCATCTAAATCAGGGGCTGCGTTCTCTGAATCTGAAGCGAAAGCATACGATGCAATATTCCCAGGAGGATGAAAATCTATGGAATTAAATGCTGCATTAATCGATGGGATTATAAATGCGGGGAAACGAGATACAGAATCTTTTTATGAAGATGCTATTGGGTCAAATGAATATGGGAAAGTATTTAATAGAGGAGTATTAGAACATATTTATCCATCATTAAATCTAAGTCCTATAGTTTGACAAGAAACAACTACAACGACTATTTCTACAGATAGTACAGATGATGAACTAAATAATTTTATATTTGGGGGGAATGACACAGTAGAAGAAACAACTACAACAACTATTTCTACGGATAGTACAGATGAAGATCTAAATAGTTTTATATTTGGAGGAGATAAAGAATTACAGGATTTTAATACAGGAGACCTCACTTCTTGATCAAAGGTTTGAATTTCAGACATAGGGCTATGAAATATAACTCAGAATTTCTGAGATACAAGCCCTTTATCTATTGATAATATAGAGTTAGCAAATTGAGAGATTTGAACTCCATGAATAGATATAGATTGAAAGATATGAGATAGAATACCTTCTCCTATTAATGGGGTAGTAAAAGAAATTAACAAAAGTTCTACATGATTATGAAATTCAGTAATCATAGAAGATAATAAAGGGAATCTACATTATTTTAATCACTTAGACAAAAAGACAGTCAATCTGTGAGATAATATATCAGCGGGGCAAATATTTTGAACTATGTGAAATAGCGGTAGTGTCATTAAATGATCTTGATGAGATTGAAGTCATTTAGATTATAGAGTTAAGTCTAGTGAAGGCTGGATAGATCCAAATCAATTTTTACTTTAATAATCAATAATTATGGCACAAACATTATCTACACAAGAGCTTGATAGAGTAAGACAAGCTCTTGCTGCGGGGATTGACCCAGAAAGAATAAAATCATTAGTTATTAATAGAAGATCAGAAGTTACTCCAGATCCTATTACAGAAACTCCAGTAGTTATGGAAGAAACAGTTACAGAAACTCCTGATGCTATTGAAGTAGAAGAAACTACTACAACAGAAGCACCAGAAACTAATATTCCAGAATGAGGAATTAGGGACACTCTATCTAAAGGAGTTTCTACTCTTTCTGATTTTATAGAAAATCCTGTATCTGATTTAGTATCTTGATTTTGAGAATCAGTTATAGAATGAGCTAAATCAAAGGTAACTCAGGCTACATGATCTGAAATACCATTTACAGATGAATCTAAAATAGCTGAGAATTTCGTACCTTCAGTAGAAAAAGCATTCTGAGAAGTAGTTGAAGTAGCATGAAGTCCTATTGACTCTGTTGCTAATCTATGAAAAACACTTAAAGCTATCTTTGTAAAAGGAGCAGAAAATGATCCTATATTATGAAAATTTATTGAATCTAGTGAATGAGATAAAGTAATACAAGAAGCTATATCAGAAGGGATTTGAGGAGTAAAATGAAAAGTAGAAGAAAAATGAGTAATTAAGACTGTAAATGAAGCAGTGCAAGAAGATCCAGCATTAGTAGTAACAATACTAACAAGTGTATTTAAAAAATTATGAAGAGCTTGAAAAGTTAGTGATTCTGACATCAAGAAGGTAGAAGAGCTACAAAAGAAAGCTGAATGACAAGTTGCTGAGTTTTTAGCTCCGTCTAAATGAAATACTACTAGAGCTGCTAAAAAAATTACTCCTGAAATATTAGAGAGAGGAATTACAGGGACTAGAGAAGAAGTATTATGATTAGCTAAAGATCAGAGAGGGGTGTATTGAAAAATGATATGAGATATAGAAGAATTAGGATTAAAAGGAGATATAAATATGACTAAAATTGATGAAGCTATAGATAAATTTGCGATTAAAGCAAATCTTGTAGATATGAAATGAAACCCTATTGCATGACAAGAAGTAAAAGTAAAAGCATTAGATGATGTAATGAAAACATTAAGGACAGCTTCTGAAGGGGAAGATTTTGTAGATGCAAACAAATTAACTACTATTAGAAAAGCATTTGATGAAGTTTATAAATGAACGGATGAAAGTTTAGATAAATTCCAAAATGGACTTAGAAAAGAAGTAGCAGATGAACTAAGAAGACAATTTGCTGATTCAAACCCTACATTAAAAGATATTAATAAAGAATTTAGCTTTTATGCAAATTTAGATAATGTATTAACAGAAACAATCGATAGAAGATTTGGGAAAGGTGAATGAGGTTGAATTGAAACAAAAAGAACATGACTGCTATGAACATTATGATCTTGAACATGAATTGCTGTAGGTTCAGCTGTCTGAGGGATTCCTTGATGAGTTGTTTGAGGTATGATATGAAGAGCGGCTGCATTAAAATTAGATGAAGTTATGAGTTCTCCTAAATGGAAATCAGTATCGGCTCAAAAGAAAAAGAAACTTGCAGAAGCTATTATAAATCAAGATGCTAAAACAGCAGAAAAAATTATAGATTCAATTATAGTTGCACAAGCATTAAATATAGATACTATAGGAGATGAACAAGCTAAAGAAGAAGCTGAATCTTCAAGACAAGACATTCTTAATAGATTACAAAGAAGATAATGAAAAACATAGTAATACATAAATGGAGAGGGTACAGAAATGAGAAGTACTTTAGAACTTATGGATACATCAGTATTGTTGATGGTGATGTATTCGATATGTTCGACAGAGCATCAAAGAAAGTAGACGAACTCTTATGATATAAAAGACAATTAAATGAACATAAATTCTAAACAAGCAATTCAAAAAGAACTTGTATTAAAAGCATTAGAAGAAAAAACAGTAGAAGAAAGAGAAGATCTTATCAAATTTATGCAATATATGTTTAAATATGAAAAGAAAAAAGATTTCTTTGCTGAGGACTATCACTACCTTTTAGCAGATAAGCTAAAGGGTGTTTTGTCTTGAAAGACTAAAAGGTTAATGATTAATATTCCTCCAAGACATGGTAAATCGGAATTAATTACTAAATGTTTCCCTGTATGGGCTTTTGGTAATAATCCTACGTTAGAGATTATTGCAACATCATATTCTGCTACATTAGCACAAGGGTTTTCATCTGAAGCTAGGGATTATTATAATTCTGAAACATATCAAAAGATATTCCCAAGAGCTGATAAGATACACGATAGTCAAAATACAAAAGACCACTGGAAACTAGAATCTGGATGAAAATATTATTCTACAGGGTCAGGAGGTGCAATTACTGGGATCGGTGCAAATTGCTTCATAATCGATGATCCACTAAAACCTGATGAAGTTGATTCAGATATTAAAAGGATAGGTATTAATGATTGGTATGAAAATACTGTTACTTCCAGGCTAAATAATCCGAAGACTGATTCTATCATTATAATAATGCAAAGACTCCATGATAATGATTTATGTGGGTATCTTAAATAGAAGATGGAACAATGAGTCGGTGAAGATTGGGATATTGTTAGTTTACCCGCTATTAATGAAGATGAGTTATCAGATACATTAAGTTGTGGGAGAGAAATTAAACTAGAAGAAGATAAACCATTATTCCCAAGTAAATTTACTCCATTCATATTACAAGATATAAAACAAGTTAATCCACTTGTATTTAATTGTCAATGGATGCAAAATCCTATTTCTAAAGAGAATCAAGAGTTCCATGAAGAATGGTTTAATTACTATGATGAGCTACCTAAGGAATCGGGGAGAGTTTTCACAACTGTAGATCCAGCATTTAGTAAAAGTAAGAGAGCGGATGAAAGTGTTATCACAACTGTGAAGTTTATACAAGACAATATGTATATACTAGAACAAACAGCATGAAAATACGACCCTGCTGAGCTTGAAGATAAAATGTTATACCATATAAAGAAATGGAATCCAGAATCAATCTGAGTCGAAGCTATTGCTGCTCAAGTAACTATATCATTTTCCCTAAAGAGAAGATTAGCTAAAGAACAAATATTTAGCACAGTTATAGAAGAGATTAGACAAAAGCAAGATAAGAATGCAAAGATCAGAGCATTAATACCATTATTTAGAAATGGACTTATTCATCATAAAAGAGATATGTGAGAGTTTGAAGCACAGCTTCTTAAATTCCCTCGTTGAAGACATGATGATAGGATTGATTGTACACAAATGGCTCTTTATTTATATGAGTTACAACCATGACAACAAAAGGTTTATAAAATGCCTACAATCAAACATAATAAGTATGGGATGCCAGTATTAGTAAAATAATTTTACAAACGCATTTTTTTGCATACTATATAATAAATAAACTTAACTACTAAAATATGACGGTTAAATTAAACGCAGAACAACAAAAAGATGTTATTGACCTAGTTAATAATACTATACAATTACACGATACACAATCTGTTGATTATTCTGACCAAATGTTAGCAGTATATGAATCATTGTCTACTATGGAAATGCCAGATACTGGAGATAACCTAACTAGATTTAAAATTAATAAAGCTCATGAAGTACTAAGAAAAGTAGTACCTAGAGTAGTAGCTAATGCTCCTAAATTTGTTATCACTCCTAGAACAGATGTATTTTATGATGAGGATGAATGATCTACTTGAGCAGAAAGAGCAAAAATATTAGAAAGAAATAATAAATATTCTTCTGCTGTAAGAGACTACTTACATTCTATATTTAATGATGAACAATTTACTCCAAGATTAAAAATCTGGGCTATCAAAGCATTATCTTACTGAAACGCATTCGCACAAGTTACAGGGAAATATAAAATGCAAAGAAAGAAAGGAAAAAACTGAGTAGAGGAACACGTAGTATGAGTTAATCCTACTATCGAACCAGTAAGTTGGACAGAAATGAAATATGATGCAAGGTACTTATTCTTAGAAGATATGCCTTGAATAGTAAGAACTAAGAAAAGAGTTAGTCTATTCAGTATTATGAATAATGGGGATTACTTTAATTTAAGTGAAATTAAAGAATTAAGTAATATAAAATATTCAAGTACTGCAAATTATACAGAAAAAATATTCCAAATATCAGGAGTACAAGACGTAGAAGTTACTAAAGGAATAGATAAAAATAACTTAGAAGTACATACTTTTGAGTGATATTATTCAATGTCAGGAGAAGCTAAAGAATCTAAATTATATGAATTTGTAGTTGTAGACTGAGCGGTTGTTATATGAGCAAAAGAAATAACTCAATATTCATTTGTTGATATGAAAGCTCACGAAGATCCAGAAGTATTTTATTCAACTGGTTTAATAGCTCCTATTATGGGGATTACAGATGAATTAAACTTCCAAAAGAATGCACAAGCTACAGCAATAGGGAAATCATTAAATAGAAGTTACTATTGGTCTCCTAATTCATGAGTTGACCCTTCTCAATTATTTAATGATAAAGCATGAGCTATTATTGTTTGTAATAATGGTGTTGAAAATGCAATGAGGAATATACAAGAAATGGAGGATAGACAACTTCCAGCTCAATACTTCTCAAATATAAATGATTATAATAGAGATATTCAAACATTATCTCATACAACTGATGTATCACAACCATGAGGACAATGAGCATTAACAAATACTGCTACTTGAGCAAGAATAAGTTTCTTTGAATCTAATGCAGTAATTGCTGAATTAAGAAAAAACTTTGAAAGATCAGTTCAAGAACTTGCATATAAATTACTAGACTGGACAGCTAATAATATCGATAAAGATATTGTTATTAAAAAACCAGATAGTGCAGAGTTTATTAAAATCAATATAGAAGCTATTAGAGATGCTGTTGAAAGATATGAAATAAATGTTGAAGCTAATTCATCTTCATTTGATAACTTAGAAAACAGAAGAGCTGACGCTATAGCACTGAAAAACATCATGATAGAATGAGTTAATTCAGGAGTAGATATTAATATGGAAGAATGATTTAGAAAAGTATTCTCTACATTCCCAGAGTTAGATTGAGATACATTAATAAACAAAACAGAAGATAATTTAGATATAGAATCATTATTATGAGGGCAACAATCTGGAGATATTCCTAAAGGAGAAAAAGCAGATAATGCAAATAAAACAACAACTCCTGAAGGGCTTACACAAGCTGTTGCTTGAGGTGATTTACTTCAATAATCAATTAATATGACAAACATATTAGAACACGTAAGAGAGAGAAAAAGTATAAATAAAAAGAAAGAGTTGAGTCAATCTGAACAACTTTTTCTTGACAATATCGGACATATAGAGAAGATAAAGAATGAGAAAGGGTATAAAATGATTAGAAACTATTGGGTAGCTGAATGAAATCATTCATTAGCTGAATTAACAAAACTTGATATAAATGATCTTTGAAATATCGCAAAACAGAAAGCTAAGTTAGAACTAGCTACAACATTCATATCTTATTTAGATGCACACGAGAAAGGAATATCTTAAAACCCCACCTATGAGTTATATGTGGCTAAACTGTAATTTGTAAAGGTAGTTATACCTTGAAACAAAATAATTTATATATCTAACATAGTGGAATATGCCAGATAAAGATGCAGATGGTACTGTCGAAACACCAACGGTAGAAGAACTTACAGCTCAACTAGAGTCTGAAAAATTAGCTAGATCAAAAGCTGAAGGAAAGATTGTTGAAATGAAAAAGAGTTCTACAAAAAGTACTGATTCATTAAGTGAAGAAGAACTTAAAACAAAAGAATTACTTAAAGGAATGGGTTTTACTACTCAAGAGGAATTAGATGATTTTAAGAAATTTAAGTCAGATATTATCTCTAAAGAAGAAAAAGCTACAGAGGAAAAAGAGTTTAATGAATTTACATGAAACTTTAATACTCTAACAGGTTCACAAAAAGAAATTCTAAAGGATCTTAAGAAAGTTCATAAAGATAAAACTTACGATGAAATCCTTAAAAGCACAAATTTTATTAATGATGCTCAACTCGAAAAAGCCAAACAAGGTAAAGTCGTAGGTTGAGATACTATAGGTCTTCCAGCTAAAAAAGAAAAAGTAACTGTTTCGGATAAATCTAGAAAGAGACTTAATATAAAAAGTTCAGAAGATATAAGTAATATCAAAAGTAAATTTGGGTTATAACATATTTAAAAAAATTTAATACTATAATAATATAATTATGATTACAGATTATCCAGCTCATTTAGATGAGAAAGTAAAAGCTAGTTTTAATCAATTCTCTGAAGAAGCGATGGACAACTCAGCTATTAATGTTCTATTTAACGTAGGTACAAGTAACGATTATTCTAAAGGGTACACTTCTGTTGAAGGTGGTACTGGTGTTGATTATTTCGCTGAAGGAGCTAATCTTGCTGATGTTAATAACGAAGAAGGTTATAACTCTGTAGGTGTTTCTGCTGAATTTGGTGGGAAAATCACTGTTACTAAAAAAGAAATGCTTAACGCAAAAGATGAAACTACTTTATTTAATAAAATTGTTGATACTAAAATTCCAGTTTTATTAAGTGATATGTATAACTTCGTTGAATTAGAATCAATGAAAATGTTAAACGATGGGTTTACAACTGCTTTAGCTCCAGATGGTGTTGAAATCTTCGGATTACATACTTGGAATTCAACAGCTGCTACATTCGACAACTCTTCAACTACTGCTGCTGGTGAAGCTGCATTAGCTGAATTAGAAGAATATGCAGGGGCATTTACTGATGCAAATGGTAAACCAATGCCTATGTCTCCTAAAACTCTTGTTGCTAAAAAAGGTGGAACTGCTTCAGTTGCATTTAGAAAAGTATTAAGAGATAATGGTGATATGGTTGCTAATACAATTGGTAATGTTAATATTTACAATAACGGTGATTACACTCTTATTGAATCTCCATATATTACTTCAGCTACTGCTTGGTATGCGTTTGATTCAAGACAAGAAAATCCTTTAATTGTTGATTTCATTCAAACTCCAATGTTAGAAGAAAGAGATACTAACTCTTCTAATTTAACTCAAACTACTCCAGCTTCTGGATCATTCAGAACAGGTGCGTTTGAAATGCCAATTACTTGGTATGGTTCTACAGGTGTTTAGTAATTAACCTTATTTGATTATGCCTATGTTCATAAATTACAAAGGAAGAATGGTTTCTACTGAAGACTTTCTTAAATTGAAAGCTAAAGAAGAAAAAGCTCCTGTTGTAAAAAAAGAAAATAAAACTACTTCTAAAAAGTAAGTTTATATAGCCCCTATGTACCAATGTATATTGGGGCTATATTAAATTTATTTTGTAATAATAAATCTTATGGCTACATGAATTACATGGAATGAGGAGACTATTGTTTCAGATATTTCCTATATAAAGGAATGAGAAGGAGATGATCCTTTAATTTGGCTACCAACTGTTTTAACATGGGAGCTTGATTTTCCATGGTTTTCTTATAAAATGGAGACAGGTATAGACTGGGTAGAGGAAGTACTTTAATAAATAAATAAAACATAATGACAAATATTACAGATTTAGACCAACTCAATACTTGATCGGATTCAAGAGTTATTATAAATGAGAATTTTAATAACCTAAACACTGACAAAGTAGAAGTTGAAGCAGGCAAATGACTTTCTGAAAATGATTTTACTAATGCTGATAAAGCAAAACTAGACTGAATTGAATCTTGAGCAGAAGCTAATACAGTTGATTCTGTAAATAGCCAAACTTGAGCTGTTGTATTAGATAAAACAGATATTGGGCTTTGAAACGTAGATAATACTTCTGATGCTGATAAGCCAGTTTCTACTGCTACACAAACTGCATTAGATTGAAAAGAAGATAGTTTTACTAAAAATACAGCATTTAATAAAGATTTCTGAACTACTGCATGAACTGTAGCTGAATGAGATGCGTTAGCAGGTAAACAAGATGCTTTAGGATATAACCCTTTAGAAGATGTTATTGCTGGAACTAATGTTACAATAGATAAAACAGACCCTTTAAATCCTATTATAAGTGCTAGTTGAGGTGGTGGTTGAAGTTGAGATATGACTAAAGTAGTATACGACCCACAAACTATTGAAGCAGATGCTTTTCTTCGTTCAAATCACACTTGACCAGAAGGACATAAGGTTATGACTACATTAAATGACCCAGCTGTAGATTCAATCAATACAGCTATGATTGATGCTAATGATTGAGTAATTATAGTTACAACTACAGCTTGAAATAATCAAGAGTTAGAAGCCCCAACAGATACAACAATAGGGAAAGCATTCATTGTTATTAATGACAACAACTCTACTGACCCAATATTAATTAATGGAAATCCATTACAAGCATCTGAGTTAGTTATTATGGTTTGGGAATGAACTAAATGGACAACAGAACCTTTAGCATTAGCTCTAAAATGAATACTGGGAACATTCCTACATACTTGAATGGAAACAGTTGCTACAATAGGTGGAACTACATTTGATATTAATCCTTGAGTTGGATACATAGTAGATAATTACACAAATGCGGATGTACCAAAAGTTACTAGAATGGATTATGCTTGAAGTACAGGAAACACAATAACAAATATTGCTACTAACTTAGTTACATATCTATCATTAGATATAAATGGCTCTATTATACAAAGTGTAGATAATACTTTCGGAGAACCAGATAGAGATAGAATTAGACTTTGAACTATCACTCATCAAAACTTCTCTACAATAACTGCTTTCGATAGTGTTACTCATGGTGTAGGTTGGGATGTTGCGAATGCTTTCTGAGATTTATCAAGAGCTATCTGATTAATGATATTAAATGATTCAGATTTTGCGTTTAGTGCTGCATCTAATGATATGACATTAGCAAGAAGTGCTGGTACTGTAATGGCATTCTGAATTAATAGAACAAATAGAAAAAATCCAAATAACTTAGATGTTACTGCTGAAAACCCAATACCTAATTTCATTACATCTTGGAGAGATGGATTAGGAGGATTTACACTTAACTCGATTAATTCTGATGTAACGGCAGAGTATAT